ATATGTTTAAAGGATCTATTGTTAAAGCTGGCAGCGTACATTCCTTCAAAAGGGATTCCATTACGTTGAAGATAAGAATGAAAGCCCATCGCACCAAGGCCAATCGCACGTTCTCTATATGCACTATAAGCGGCTTTTGCAAAACCTTTTTTATCGTAGTCAACTTCAATGCTAAAGTCCTCCAAGTTGTTTACGATGTAATCGTTTAACTGATCGCTTCCACCGTAAATAGCATTATCAATAAAGTGTTCTAGTGTGTTATCCAACATGGTAACTAGGTCACTGATGAACAACTCATCGTCTTTCCACTCATCAAAGTATTCTAAGTTAACACTGGACAAGCAGCAAACTGCTGTTCGCTCTTCACTAGTAGGCAGGGTAATCTCAGAACATAAATTACTTTGACGTACTTTAAGTCCCAAGTCTTTCTGCTGCTGTGGCAGAGCCTCATTACAGCGGTCAAGATTAACAATATATGGCTCGCCTGTTTCTGCTCTGGTATGTATAAGCTGCCACCATAAGTCTCTAGCTGCTACAGTTTTTATAGCTTGCTTTGACTTAGGATCTATAAGTCTCCAAGGTAAGTCGTGCTGTACGGAGTATAAGAACTCATCAGATATACTGACACCGTTATGCAGGTTAAGGCACTTGCGATTGAGATCACCTCCAGTAGTCTTCCGCATTGCAATAAACTCTTCAATTTCTGGATGACTAATATCCATGTACGCCGCATAAGAACCTCTCCTAGTAACGCCTTGGTTAAAGGCAAGCATCTGACTGTCTACGACATGCATGAATGGAATGCTACCAGTAGACTCACTACCGTTAGAAGTAGATACCCCATTACTCCTAACATCACCCCAATATCCACCCAAGCCTCCACCCGCACTTGCCAGCCATATGTTCTCATCATAGTGATCAGATAGACCACGCCTTGAGTCAGGAACATAATTAAGAAAGCAAGAGATAGGTAAACCACGCTTGGTTCCCCCGTTGCTAAGGATAGGAGTGCTAAACATGAACCAATTAGAACTTGAGTAATTATAAAGTCGCTGTGCAAGATCGAAGTCAGTATGTCCTTGATAAGTAGCACTGTATACAGCAGCCCGTGCGAAAGCTTCTTGAGCATGTGTTTCATCTTCCCAAAAATATCTGTCTTTTAAAGTTTCTAAAGAGAACTCATTTAGTAGTTCTTCTTTGTCGTAGTCAATCTCTATTCCTAAGTAATTCATCTTCCCAGTTTTTAATGTCATCAATGTCTTCCTTTTCTCTTAACTGTGACTGCCTGTACCCCTTGGTACGTGCTTTATTTTTAGATTGTTTACGCTTTTGAAACCTTTCCCTACGTTCTTCTTTCCTATCCCAAGACATCCTGATTCTCCATCAAGAACTGCAACAGCCGTTCTTCATACCAGCGAGCTTTACGTAGGTCTTCTATAGGTTTATTCTTGTACCTGAATCTCCAGCGATACTTTAGTGAGTTACCTCGTAGGTATCCTATAAACTCATCAGGCGTGAGCATGGCCTCAATAGCTTCTATACATTCTACATTACCGTTATTATAATGTGGTGGATGATCTACCATAGTGTTTATTAAGTTAGCATATGATTTACCTAAACTATTATCAGATGTGTTTTTATCATTAGTCTCAGGATCAAGAGAGTATACGTCATGCACGTACTTATCGCCATACAAGGGGTGGTCATTAGGCTCATCCCACTCTGATAATTCTACGTCATGTTTAGTCCTAAGCTTATTCCACTCTTCTGGTGTTGCATCATCAATGCTCTTCATTGCATCTCCAAGTTTATCTTGTCGTTACGTTTTTTAAATTCTTCAGTGTCCCTAGCATCAGCATCAATCCACTCGTTTGGTATTGTGTCTTCACTAAACCATCGGAAGCCATTAGCATTTGCCCATTCTGCATGAGATCTCTTAGTGCCATCTTTACGGCGCTTAGCTCCAGGCATAGGTGCTGAAGGATTAGCAAACAAGAATACAAGTTCAGTATTTTTAGGTAAGTTCTTTTTAACCCACACATATTTATTGTACTCAGCAAAGTCCCAGAACCTCCCTTTAGATTCAAGGAGTATTTTCTTACGTCCTATCTTTCTAACAAAGTCTGGCTCATACTTATGTTCAATAACATACTTAACGTGATCAACATGGTGATCCCAATCTTTTAGTATTGATTCGTGCAGTACAGCTTCCCATATAGAATCATACTTATGATTATCTGCCGTAACTACTTTCTTAGGGCGGGGAACTCTAGGCTTTCTGCGCCCACTGACCGCACGTTTCTTTGTACTAATCTTCAGAACTCCCTTTCTGCTTAGCCAAATCTTCTAGGTCTTTCATTGTTATATCTTCAACAGTGCTTCCAAGACTTACTAGCTTTTTAATACTTTTCCTAGTCCACTTAGGGCTGTAGAAACTTAATCTCAAACAGCCGTTAGCATGAAAATAATTAACATCTGGCAGGAAAGAGTATAGATTCTTTAAAGATACTTGTTCGTAATCTTTATCAGATATGAGTGTCTTTAACCACTCTAGTAGCAGGAAGTCTGCGTGTCTGTTGATTCTTTTAGTGGTCTTTCTGTTCATGTAATCTCCAATACTCTGGGTTCAGATACTACTTTAGTAAAGTACTTATAACCGTTTGAGTATTTAAAGACTCTTAGACCAGAGCCATCATTAGAATCAGACCAGCATTGTTCTTTATGGGGGCAGTATCCGCAGGTTCTAGGCAATACTTCATTACCTTTTTTACCTTCAGGTATAGGAGTATAGCAATGGCTTGGAGGCTTGTCAAGTGCTAATGCCTTTTTAAGCTCTTTTATTTTCTTTTTAACATTAGGTTTAGATAATGTCCCAGGTCTGAATAGAGCTAACTCACCTGACTCTTTGTTGATGGCTAAGAAACCACCTTCATGTGTACCTTCTGCCGCCTCGTACCCTGCAAGCTGTGCCATATAGCCAAAGCTATCGTCGTTTATTAGCGTACCTTCAGAGAACTTCTTGAAGGCAAAGTTAGATGCGGTCTTAACATCAATAACCTCACCGTCTATCTTACAGTCCATGTGGCCTTTGATGTCATCAACTACTACTTCTTTCTGCTCATCGGTTACGGTGTGGCCTGAAAGCTTCACCAGCATCAGCAGTACTTCTTCTAGGATGTGACCATACAAGAACTTAATCTGTGTGGCTGCTTTAGGTTTGTACCTATCGTCTACTTCTCTAGAGTCGTACCATAACTGCCTCGCAGGACGCCCTATACTGCTCATACGCAGCCCTTTAGTCTGCTTGTGTGGCTGAGTCCAGCCCCTGAGAACGTCCTTCATACGCTCTCCAAAGTCCTCTACAGCTTCATCAGGTAACTCTTTACCGTCAGTAGCTTCGATGACAGCAGAGTACATATCGTCTACTAGGTTGTCTAAAGATTTAGTCATTTGATTCTTCCTGTAAATAGTTCATAGCTTTTTTTAAACTGCTCACACTATCTGCAAATCTACCAATAGCAACATTACAGTTGTCACATATCCAGCCTCTGAATTTATTTGTTGTATGGTTGTGGTCTAAAACCCATATGGTTCTATCAGGCCATCCTCCATTACTCCTTATCTCTTTCTCTGTTCTTAGGCAGCAGGGGCATTTATATTCAGCTACATTTGGAAATGGGTTCTCTGATTTTAATTTTCTAAGTAAAGCTGCTGACTCATTGTTACACTCTCTACATTCTTTTCTTCTTGCTTTGTGTGAGGCTTCTCTGAAAGGGAAGGCAGTTATATCTTTAAGCTGCTTACACTTTGTACAACGTCTATTATATTCATCTTCAGTCTTTGGCTGTGTTGTAAAAAGCTCAAGCTGTTCAGTGAGTTTCTGACCAATTGTTTCCGACATTATATTCTCCGTCTAGTGGACAATTAAGGTCAAGGTATTCTCCAGCATCTACGATAGCCGATACACCTATCTCACCTACACGATCAGCGTCTTTCTCAAGAACCTCAAGCTGCCACTCATCATGTACGTTACATACAA